TTGAAATGAACCAAGGTAAGTGGGCATTAATACTTTTACAGTCAAAAGATAAGTTAAACCTAGCAAGTCGTAAGTTAGACAGGCTAGGTTATTATGATAATTGGTCTAAGTCTAATAAAGAAGATGTTTTTAAAGGGCGGTATTAGTTTCAACATTTAAAAAAAGAGGGTAAACCCTAAGGCTACCCTCTTTTACTCTAGTCTTCTATGTGATCTTTAGACTGTGTGTTACACCGCTTCTAGGCTGATCCTGCCAATTAGTTTTTAAGCATTACAGATGTGGGCATCACGGCCATTCTCATCTACTGCATAAATCATTGTGCGATTGTCGCCGTGTTCTTTTGCGTAAGCAACAGCTTCATCAAGCGAATCAAATACTACGCGAATTCTGTTAATAACTTGACGTCCTCTAACAGCAGTAAAGTAAGAAGCTCTATTAAGTATTGTGTTCTCATACTCTTCAGATGCTTTCATTTTTTTCATTCTGTAGTACCTTTTTATTAATTAACTTATACATACTTTATAGCGAATCGCTGTGATGTTGTCAAGATTAATTTTTCAGATTTTTACACTTTCTTTCACAACATAAAATTTAGATTATGGTTTCTTTGTTGACAACTTAACTGCTAAAACTGTAGGCTTCCACCCTTTGTTATCGACTATCATTTGCATCTTTACAGGATTGTTCCATACACCTTCTTGGTGACGACTTTTTACTTTATTACTCATTATGCAGCTTCTAGCATTGTGAAAGGTACGTTGTACTTAGAACCGCGCATAGAAACGACTGCTTTTTTACTGTTCATTTTTTCAATAATACCAGAAGTGCGTTTTGTTTTTTGCACAACCCATACTGAGTCGCCTACGTTGAAAGTCACTTGAGCAGAGATAGATTTAATCTGTTGAGCTATATTGATAATTTGTGAAAGCTCTGATTGGCTCATTTCTATCATTGCATTTTTGATGTCTACTATTTTCATTTTCTGTCCTTTCAAAGACTTTTGATTAACTCACTCTTATTTTATAGATAATCATTTTAATGTTGTCAACCCCTAAATATTAACCTTTCTAATTTATTTTTTTTACCAGTCAATAGGAAATTCATCTCCGTTGGTGTCATAATAACAACCATCTGCACCAATGTCTTCTGGATACTCAGCACACAGCTTAGACAACAAGTCTTTGCTATCTTTGGCTTCAATAGTGTCGAATACAACTCCATACTCACCATCAAAAACTACTTCATAACTATTCATTTAAACTCTCCCATTTTAAATCCATCACTCACTATTTTGACTACTCGGAATACTCATAAAAGTTATCATTTACTAGGTACTCATCATCACCAGTTTTTGTAACAAAGCCTGCTTTTAACGCTTTCTTAAGCAATTGGTCTGCACTCAATTCAAAGTTAAATGCAGGAGCCTGCCACATAAACAATTCTTTTTTAGTTACTTTTTCAAACGTAGCCATTTTATAATACCCTTTTATTAACTAACTTATACATACTTCTACAATAAAAAAAGGGAGCTGTCAACCCCCTTTTTCAATAATTTTGTATTCGTTTTAATCTTTTTTGATTACGACTACTACTCCATATACAATAACTGCATATGCGGCTATCACTGCAAGAGGTCCTAGTATGAGAAATGCAATACCTGCACCTATCATAACAGTGCCGTCTAAAGTAGTTCGTTCATTTTTCCTAGCCTTGATCCAATCTTTCATTTTTCTAATTCCTTTATACGTTTTTCTAATTCATCAATTTTTTTAGTTACATGCGGATACTTCTTTCTCCAAACATCGTCTGGTTGTTGTAACCAATTCCAACCCCACTTCACAACAAGATAATTTAACACCTTATCTAATTGTCTGTACGACCAAAGACCAGCACGTGTGTCCTTAAAGTATGCCAAGAACGCCGCACCAAGACACGCACCAATAATACTAGTGTATATCCATAGAGTGCTATCAAATAACCCCATCATTTATTAAATGATGCAGCGTAAAGAACTGCTTGCTCGTCAACTACCCCTTCGCTTATTAGTCTTTTTCTATTAATCATATGTAGTTCTAGTACATCATCTTTATTCTGACCTGTATATGGTACGGCATGGCCTTCGTCAATCATTATTTGTGTAATTCGCACACCATCATCTGTGAGGAAGTCTCCTAGGATACGACCAAACTTACCCTTCATATCTTCTCCCTTTTTAGTCATCACAGTCTTAAGAATTGGTTTAGCACCCAATAGCTCTTTCAATCTGTATTTTGCGGCAAGACCAAATACTTTTTCGACTTTATCACTAGTTCGACTTTCAGGTGTATCAATACCCATAATACGAACACGCTCATTCGAAAGTACAACACCAAATCCCAAATCAATGTCAACATCGACTGTATCTCCGTCTATTATTTTATTAATGGTAGATCTATATTCATACATTTTTTATTTTCCTAAATATTTTTTATAATTATCCATCCCATGGTCATAAGCACCATCGAACATTTGCCATTTCTTTATAGCACGCCACCGACCTCTGAATTGGTCTTTGACTCTTTGCCATTTAGTCATCTTTCTTATGTTACCATAGTAGTTTATGTAACGTAGTTCTCCGTGGTGTCTGTATCCAAGAAACGAAAATGGTACTTTTGCCACAACGTCGTTATTATTAACAAAGCGGTAATGTAGTACGTCGATAGACTTAACAAAACTTCTACTCCCAGCTTTAGGACTTCCGTATGTGTATAGGCAAGTACAGGATTTCTCTAGTTTACTTGCCGCCAAGGTTGCCATAGCCGCACCCAATGAGTGACCTGTGATAAAGAGTTTACGATCTTTCAGTTCTTTTTTTAATACCAAAGATAGTTGTGTCCAAACCTTGTCTAGCTCATTGCAAAATCCTTTGTGAACCAAACCACCAGCTTCCCATTTTTTTGGTATAGCGTTAAGGTCTGCTTTAATATCTGAAAATTCATCAGGCTCAGTTCCACGAAATCCAATGATTACTTCTTCATCGTTCCATACGACGTGGCACTGCGCTCCATTATGTTCAATGAACTCATGTTTGCTATATCCCATTGCCTCGAATACTGCTTTTGCTTTAGCCTTATCTTCGTATGCAACTTTAGCAATTATAGCCATTTCGTGGCTTCGTTTAATATTTTCCATTTCTTTCCTTATTTAGTAGTGGCGACGAAAATTCCATCCCAGTCTTTTGGTAGTTTCTGTGTTTTCATAAACTCACATCGTTCAATCCACATTTCATAATAGCCATCCATTCTTTCGTCAAAATGCTTTTGTAAAGTGTGGCACATACTGAGTGCATCGTCAAATTCTTGTGCACGATAATGCTCATGCATTATGTTGTGCATCTTTTTACTTTTCTTGTAATGTGTTTTAATGTCATCAAAGACTGTATATATTTCTAGTCCTACAGTCTTACCCTTCACTGCTAAATCATCTAGTTTTAAATAAAAGAAATCATCCTTGGTGACTTTGTATGTTGCAGGTCCTACAATCAATACAACTCCATAACCTTTACATGCGGATTCAAGTCTTGCGGCGGTGCTAACAGCATCTCCAAGAATGTCGTAGGAGTGTCTGGCTGTCGATCCCATTTCTCCAATGTAACCGAGACCAGTATTGATACCAGCACCCATACCCACAGGCGGTCTCCCTTCGGATATAATATACTCATTAAACTTCTCCACTGCTTTTAACATGTTTAGTCCTGTTTGTACGGCAGTTTTAGGGTGATTAGGATCTTCCATAGGCGCATTATGAATATGCATTGAAGCGTCACCAATATATTTAATAATCATACCATTGGCTTCAAGCACAGGTTTTGTAATAGCATCCATGTAACTATTCATAATCAATGTTAGTCCTTTTACGTTATCACCAAATGATTCTCCTAAAGGTGTAAATCCACGTAGATCTGAGAAGCATATAGAAACTTCTTTCTTAGTACCATCTTTAATAAGAGATGGGTTTTTTTGTAGTATCTCCACAACTTCTTTAGAAGCGTAGCCAGCAAACTGTTTTTTAATCGCTTGTTTCTCTAGGAACTCACGAACAAACTTAATACCATAAACTTGCAAAGCTATTATAACAAATGTTATAACAGGTGCGCTTACATCTATTAATATCTTGTCTGTCGCATAGGCGTACATAGAGTATGGCACAATAGACCCAATAAGAATAAACGTTGTTATTAAACCTATTATCATCCAACGACTTAGAATAATAAGCAGTAAAGACCCCACTAGAAGGCAAATTAGCTCCACTGACGTAGCCCAGTCTGGTCTATTGATGTTTGTGCCCGCTATCATCGTTCCCAATACCGCCGCTTGTGTTTCACCAGCAAATACACTGCCTGAAGCCGTTGGTATTGGATTAGATATACCCGATGCAGTCACATCTACAATAACAATAGCACCATTAAAATTATCAGGAAGATCTGCTATGGATACATTCTGGCTTTTTTGACTCCAATCAATCCATACACGACCCTCATTATCAGTAGGAATAATACCAAATTTTGGTATTCTCATTTTCTCTACACCATTGGGTTGTAACTTAATCTGAAAGTTTGTATCTCCAGCAAGAACACGTAACGTCTCTAAAGCAAGGCTTGGATATAACGTACCATCAACAACTGCTACTGTGGACATACGCCTTACTACACCATCAATTTCTGGTTCTGTAGATACAATACCAGCACCAACAGATGCATATTCTATAACAGGAACGTTTGCAATAATGCCACCATAAGGTAATAACACATCAAGGTAATCAGCATTAATGATAGCCGCCCCTGGATTAATAGGCTCGTTCTTTGTTTTATTACTAGGTCTACTAGGCAATACGACTGGCAGTTCTAGCATGACATCTGCCATATAATCGTCACCACCAAAGCGATCTTCTTCTGGCATCATAATATTCCATACGACAAGTCCAGCACCTCTATCATATAAGTCTCTTATTATATCGCCATATATTTTACGTGGGAAAGGATATTGTCCGTACTTGTCTAATGTGGCTTCGTCTATCTCTGCAACGAATATATTGTTTTGCACAGGCTCTTGGTTGACTATAAGCGTGTCAAAGTAGTTTAGTTTAACACTCTGAACAAAGTTAGATGGTACAGCAAATATATAAACTAATGCCATAAGAGTGATTAATGCCCACCAAGGACTTAATAGTTTTTTCATATCAATTACCTGTTTGAGTCACATTCAAAGCACACCCATTATAACTAGAGCAAGTACCTGTAATAGTGTAGCTTTGACTTGTGCTTCCTGTTTGAGTAGATTTTATTTGTGCAGTGCCACGATTATTGGGTGTATTAATATCTATATAGACATAATGGTTGCCACTACCAGTTTGAGTGCCATTAAAGTTGTGTGGATTGCCTTCAAAATCTAAGATCATAGTTTTGTCTGCACCTGTTTGTGTGATATTTGCAGTATTATTATTACCATCAACATCGAATGTGATACTGTGATTATTACCATCTTGATCGACATTCAACGTAAAGTCATTACCGACTTGGCTTAATATCAGTTCGTTAGCCCAAAGGCTATTGGGTAATGTTAATAGAATTACCAGTGTTGTCGCCCAACCTATAGTCATACAATTCCCAGCCTCCTTGTTTTAGGTCTATGGTATATCCATATCCTTGATTTAAAGTTAACTCTACAAAGTTATTTCCGTTGTCGTCACGTCTTGAAAACACCCAGTTAGGGCTTTGGTTCATTAAAGTAATACCAGTCGTAGGATCAAATCCGTACACATTTTGTTCTCTTCTCAACATAGACGAGTTCTGTGTGGCAAGCTCATCTAAAAACAATTGCATCAAAGCTGAATTAAGCTGATCTAGCATGTCTATAAGCATGTCTTGTAATAGACTGTCAGTGTTATCTAATGCCGTCAACCAAATACCTTCTAGTTCCTCAGTCAATGCATCATAGTCTAGTCCATCGAATTGAAGGAAGTCTAGTCCTAAGAAGTCTGCATCTTTAATTTTCTTCTTTAATATTTTTGCCACTTCTTCTTCATATGGTTTGACTTTACGCAACAACAATAAAGAATTTATCATGGATTCGTCAAGGTCTAATAATAAAGGTTTTGTTGGGGGACTCATGCTATTGGAAGCTATTGTGGCTTGAAAGGCTTGGTTTAATAAAACAAAACCAGCATCAGTTTCGACAGTTATTTCTCCGACATAACACATTCCAGCAGTATCACAGCTAGGTAATAGTGTGATCATAGATCCACCAATTTCATCTATGACCATAACAAAGTCAGTACCACGAACACCGATAGTTGCAGAAGGTGTTCTAATTCTTACGTTCTGTCTATTACGCTTTGCTATCTGACCACTGGCATAACGAACAGTGCCTAATGTCGCCTTTAGACCCAAAGACCCTTTACCACTTGCAGGATCATACACAAAATCGTCTATAAGAAGTCTTGAATGTTGTGTTATGTCAACTACTGTATCGTCTATAAAGTTAATCCGCATATTGGCATTTGCAGTAACAGCAGTATCAAGCATATCAATACCTGTGCCCTTCTCTGCTTCAATAGCATCTTCGCCTCTTTCAATAGCACCACTGCCATTAACAGAAGTTATCTCACCAATGTTTGCATACACTGGCGTTGCCATTACTATGAGTAATGATAAAAGTCTCAACATCAGTCTGATTGAGTGATATTGATAGCTTGATTATCACCATTCGTGGTAAGATTAATCATGTTATCGTATACACCACTTTGATTAAGAACTACTGCGTGACCTCGACCTGTAGCATTGAATACAATAGTGTGTCCTATACTATCTCCGTTACCAGCAATATCAATATCTAATGTGCTGTCAGTTGTTTCAAGACTAGATGCACCATTAATAGTAACAGTAACCACTGCACTTGTTCCATCAATATCAGTTGATATAATGTTATCATCGTCTGTTACTGTGAAGTTTACTGTTGCACCATCACCAGATGCGTTCTCGCCTATCTTGATTGTGTAGTCTTGGTTATCACCTACAGCCGCAATATTGAGTGTTACACTATCACAGTTACCTATTGCAGCACTACTACAAAGTAATATGACATCACTGTTATCACCAGTGAATGTCCAAGTACCTGTATAAGTCGCACCTAATATTTGTGCGGCAATAGTGTTTGTGTTACCTGTTTGTGTAATACTGAATGTCATATTGTCTGAAGCATTACTCGTCTTACCAAGTACAACAGCTTGACCAGAGGTACCAATGACGTTGTTTTGTCCGTCTTGCACAATATCCAAGTCTAGTGTATCACCTACTTGTGAGATATAAATGTCGTTACTAAAGCTAGGGCTAGTCAATAGACCTAACATAGTGGTTATATAAAAATATTTTTTAAAACGTCTATTCATTGCTTTGTTCCTTGAATTTCCAGAATTCTTTCTTAGCTCCTTCGTTTATCAATTCAATAACGCCAGCTTCAATCGCTGCTCTAACTGCATAATTTACTGGTTCATTCACGCTATAACCAGATTCGGCCTCAACTAATTTTGTTCCCATATCAAAAAACTTAAATACATCTGCGCCATTACTATGACTAGCTATTGTTTTTTCTGTGGCTACACTTAGTAATACTTTACCTGTGCTAACACTTACTAATCTCATAACTATTGTGACTGTATCTACTCTGTATTGTGTCTGTATTCCGATACCCAAATACCTAGCACCAGTTCCACCTGTAGAAACATTGCTATCATATCCGACAATACCGCCTTCTAATATTAAACCTGCAAACACCATAGGCTTTAATGGTGTAGGTCCTGTCTTTAGGTTCTTTTCATAAACATCTCTTGTATTACGCACTAACTGTCTTTCCTTGATCAAATTATCAAGACCGACCCTTTCAACTACTTCAAACCATGTAGAGTTACCGACATCTTGTAACGCCTTAATAACCCACACTTCGCCACCTTGTGTGACTGCACTTGACAAACTTGAATTGTCAGCAGGCTTTCTTTGACCTGTCTTGTCAGCAAATTGATAAACTGCTATAGTCATTTTAGCACCATCAAGCTCTGGCATATCTTGCAATGAATTTCCTAATGGTGAACCTTGCACTTTAGGAACAGCATTAATAGGAGCTTCTATGTCTGCACACGCTCCCATGAAAAGCAACATTATTAATAGACCAATTCTCATTAGAACGTAAATTCTCCAGCACCGGGAATAGTAATCTCAGTAGTTCCATCGACGTTTGCTATAGTCAATGTTATTGAACCAGTGGTACTATCTTTTACCCAAGTGATTGTACTACCTTCAAGTTCAGTAGTTCCTGATGTTGCACAATCGTCACCTGTACATGCCGCAAACATACTGTCTACCATTTGTTTACTTAACGTCGCATATATTCTTGACTCTAGGTTTGTAATAAATTTGTTTAATGTTGTGTTGCCTAATTCTCTTTCTATACGTCTGGCCTCGGCCTCGGCTTTATCTTTAACATCCTCTTTACGATTGTGTATAAGTTGTTCTGTACTTAATACGTGACTACTGTATCCATTACCATTAAAAGATGGACTACTAAACTTATGGACAAGTTCTGCATTAACTTCGGTAGAAGTCAGTAAACAAATTGTGCTTAAAGCTATTAGTATTTTCATTTACCATCTCCTGTACTGTTAAATGCTTCACTACGTGATTGATACTTGTTAACCATATCATCAAGTTCTTTTTGTTGTTCGCCGTCCATCTTGGATCTATATTCTAATACCATTGATAATTTACTATTCAAACGAATCATATCATTATCTAACATGCGAATACGATCAACTAATCTGATTAATGTAAACATAGTCTCACCTACAACAGGATCAATTGTTTCTGTTACCCACTTCCATATAAAATAAATAAAATATCCCATGCCCATTGCGGCAATAATAGGAAATCCGTATTCACCTATCGCTTGTGCTAAATCAACTTCCATTAATCACGCCTTGCATCGTCTTTACCTTCATTAGCGGCAATTCGATCTATGTTAGGTTTAACGTTTAACGCATAACTTAACAGTGCATCAATTTTTACCAAATCGTTATTCATTGTTTGTACACGATTGTCTAGTGATCCAATAATATTCTTTAACGTAGTTACAGAATCGGTCACACCAGCTAGGATAAATTTAAGTGTAAGAAACACAAAACCTCCAGCCGCCAACGCTCCAGCGATAGGAAATCCAACGTCACCAACTAATGATAAAAAATCCATATAGTATACTCCTCCTTCGCTTTGATACACTATTTATAACTTTATTTATATAAATAACCTCACTTAAAGGAGATTTTAATGGCTAAAAAACTAGAAACTGACAGCATACTTAATGATGCTGATTTAGACGGAGACGGCATCATAACAGATGCGGAATTAAATCGACACGAACGAATGATTAGCATTGAAAATGCAGATAAAAAGCAAGATGCAATGCGAAATATGGCATGGTTTGCTTTAGGTGGAATGTTATTATATCCATTTGCAGTAGTCGTTGCTATATTAATGGGTGTGCCTGAAGCGGCAAAGATATTAGGAAGCATGGCTCCTACATATTTTGTATCGGTTGCTGGTATTGTTACTGCATTCTATGTAAGTACAGTGTACTCTAAACCTAAAACATAAAGTAAAACTAGGGGATTTAAAATTCTCCTA